AAGAGTGGCTTAGAACTGCAAGAAACAAAACTCCTGAAGAAATACTAAATATTATAAGCGGATGGAAAAAAGAAAGAGGGGATAAACTTCCTGACACTACGACTGATATCGATGAGACTGAGAGAGGGGAACCCGGATATAGTATAGGATCATATTCATCTGCTCCTTGGTCGCCTATATACCAAGACTATCTAAGAAAGAATTTTGGTGGTGGCAATCCTTTTATGAATCAGTTCGTGTCCCAGCAGGGATTAGCAGGAGATCCTTTAAGAAGGACAGCTTGGACTCAGTTCTTATTACAGGAAGCTGAAGATGATCCGTGGGCTGGAGATATTCAAGGGCAAACAATCACTTCAAGTGGGGCAACGCCGGGAAGGTTATTTGGTGGACTATCCGATAATCCTAATGCTAATCCTTATAGCGATTTTCTTGATGATTATAAACCCTTAGAAGGCGATGCTTTATTAAAAAAGATTAATGAAGTTGTAGGTTTCTTAGAAACTGGTGGCCCTACTAAAGATTTTGATTTTAATGAACAATATACTAACGAAGAATTAGCTGGATATAGATGGCAGCAACGGTTTGGGATGACAAGTCCTAATTCAGATCAGAACCAACAGGCACTGGCAGCTCTACCTATTATGCAAAAAACTCCTGTTACTTTACAGAATGAAACATCCTCTATATTAAAGAGGCTTCATGACCAATGGGTAGCTAATCCTAATACTGACCGTGACGAAGGTTGGCTACAGTATGTTGTCAGAAATAATTATTTTGGTATGATTGGGGATACAACTCAGTATGCCACCCCGTCAATAGATGTTGGGGATACCGGAGACTATCTTACTTATTAAAGGGAGAATGTTATGACAACCATAGGGCAAAGTGCATATTCACCAATGGCAGCTACTTATCGTAATTGGCTGCAAACTCAAGCACTTGCTAATCCATTTATGGCACAGCAAGCACGATTCGGAGTAGACCCTGCACAGTTAGCATACTGGAGCTTGGGTTTACAGAGTGAATCTGATTGGGCCCCCGGAACTAATCCATTTGCAGAGTTTCTAGGTGGTGACATTACAGGTCAAGCAACATGGAACCCAGTGGGAATGTCTGCCGCTGATTGGGCAACTCGTGCAGGAAATGTGGGCACTACATTAGGGTTGAGTGGTCCTGATTTAACTAATGAACAAATATCTATACAAGATAGATTTGGTGGAATAGGTGGTGATACGACTGCTCAACAAGCTATTCAAAATCAGGCAGCCTTGGTAAATCAGGCTGTCTTAGGTAGAACTCCTATGGCATTGCGTGGAGAAACTTCAAATATTCTACGAAGATTATTTGACCAGTGGTACGGACAGGAAGGCACTGATGAGAACGCTAGTTATCTTAACTGGGCAAGGACCGCACCGGGTGGAGTTTTTGCAAGATTTAATGTACCTACCACATAATGACACAAGAAAATCCTTATAACTATGCTGAAGGTGATGACTGGACTACAGGAGAATACTTAAAACAAAATCCTGCTGCAGCTTACTATTCCTATGCCAATGATTGGGCTGGAACTGGAGGGCCAAGGCAGGAACAGTATTACCAGAATCAGTTCCAGAATATATATAACCAGTATCTGGGTTCTCTTGGTACTCAGTTGCGTGGTGGCACTATTCCTTCTACTGCAGAGGGAGAAAATACTTGGGCTGGATATCTCCAGAACTATGACTGGACAGATCAATATACATCCTTGTCTCCTCAAATGAGAGGAGATTTTGAGTCTATGTTTAATCCTAGAACCCGACAGATATACTTCTAATGGGACAAGACATAGGATTGCGTGAAAGAATCGCCAACATGCTCTCTGACGCTAGTCAGTCTGAGTGGGCTTCTTTTGCTATGCCGGGAACTGACACGGCTATTTCTGCAATCGGCTATGCAATTGAGCCGGATATCGGAAGCCCTTTTGAAAGACAACTTGATTCTCTTCAGACCCCTATAGATAGAGCGTTTAGTTTTGTAATTGATAAGCTCAAGGGTGGATCAGGAGTTGATACTCCTTTATCTCCAAGACAGCAGAATATCACTAATACTATTTTGTCTGACATAGGAATATCAGAAAACATTACAGAACCTATGTCTCTATCTGGTTCAGATCTTTCATATTGGTTTGAAAAATACGGACGAGCATCGCCGACATCTCCTGTATATAGTCAAGCTGATACAGTAGAAGTTATCTTAGATAATATGTCAGAAGCTAATAAACAGGCTCAAGCTCTATATGATCGTGGCTATCGTAAAATATCTTCAAGCGACCACTTTATATTAGATGGAGAAGATAAGACCGGAAGACCTATTAAAAAATATAGTGGCAATAAGGTAGAGCAATGGAGCAAGGTTTCGGGTGCTCCTAAAAATATTACTGTTATTCCAGATCCTATTAATATTGATGATAGTGGTTTTGAGACAGATAAATATATAAGAGAAAATAATTTAGATAGCAATACCAATGAAGTTTATACAAATTCTGAATTTATAGGTATGGTTCAGAAGAGTGTCTTAGATGGAGCTGTTCCAACCAGCGTTCCAGAGATGGCATTGAAAGGCGGGGGGGAATTAGTTGCTGCTCTTGGAACTCTTGGACAATCTGCTATAGCTATAGAAGCTCAAGAAAACTATGGCATGATGAAAACAGACGGGTGGGAAGGAGCATTAAATGCAGTTACCTTTGCATTTCCTCCATTCACAGCTTTGTTTGGAGCCCCTGATGTATATGCAGGAGTTATATTTAAATCATTAACATCGGGTCCGGCAGGAAGATCATTATTTAAATCTAACTATAGGGCACTATATAACTGGGTTGCCAAAGAACCTGATTTGGATATTTCGACTATTACTCCAGATATGGTTAATAAAAGAAAAATATTTCAGGATCAAGGCATTCCTGAAGATATGGTAGAACTAACTATGAATATGTGGACTAATGCCGGAGCAGCAAAAGGTAATCCTAATCTGTTATTTGAGAACACTGCTGTCAGGGTTATTCCCGATATAGATCCTAAGAGTCCCGGTAGTTTTGCTATAGAGGCTACAAATAAACATTCTAATCAATCTACTTACTTTAAGATTAGTCCTATTAATGCTGATATAGATAGAAGAGTTAGGCAGACTACTGAAGAATTTCTAGACTTTGTTGATAACTATTCAGAATCGATTGGTAGTAGGTTTCCTGATAACTTTGGAGGCTATAACCCTAAAGATAAAACCTTTAAGGTGGGGAGTAGGGATACTTCCGGTAACAGTCTTATTAAAACTCTTTTTGTACCTCGAGGAAAAAGAGGACAGGGGGGACGAGGAGCTGAATTACCCATTAATGATCTGTTCGGAGAGTATTCAGGATTAAATGTAAGTCTTGAAGAGATGAAATGGATTGGACTTGAAGACTGGTTAACAACTAACTACAAACCTCAAAACAGAATTAAGATGACTGAGTTAAGAGAGTTTGTAGAAAAGAGCCGAATGAAATTAGTTATGTGGAAAGGGAATGACCACTTTGGAAGTCCTGAGTACGGAGCAGTTACTGCTGGTCCTAATCTTGGTAATAATACTGTTTTACTAACACAAATTGATATAGCTAATCTTCCTGACGACAGTACTATTAAACATATGTTTCATCCTTTCAGGGACTTAACTGAAGATATGGTAGAAGATGAAGATATAGAAGGATTACAAAGTTTATTCTCTACATTTAAAGGACATTACTCTGAGCAATTAACAATAGTTAGTAGAGACCCTGCAAGTACATTAAGTGAAGCAGAAGAGATAACTGATTTCTATAAGTTTATTCCTGAAGAAGTAATGACACCTACTATTACAGGCAAAACAAAAGTACCTATAACAGATAGAAATAATATATTTATGACTGCAAGGTACCAATCTAATGTTATATATGAAGATGGTGTTCCTAAAAACACTATGGAAATATTAGAGATACAGACTGATGTATTAGATACGGATATTGGTAAGGATGCATTTAAAAAGAAAATGTCCGTTGACTTTAAGTCAGGAGATACCTTGCCGGGCAGATCTTTAACGTGGACTGGTATGGGTGGAGCTAAGTGGAATTTTCAAGTGAATGGAGGGGATATAACTATTACTCCTCTTAATAATTCTGCTATGCAAAGAGGAGTAGACACTGCTCCATTTGAAACAATGTTAGGTAAGTTAGAGATGTTAAGTCAACGTAGTGGGGCATTAACAGTTAATGTTATAGATCATCCTTCGCAAGCTAAATTTCCTTTGATAGGAATTTCTTTTCCGAAAGAAACTATGCCTTGGGGTGATGTATCAAATATTGATATTGATCCAAAAGTAATTGATGAAATGCTTGAAGTTATCATAGAAGGTCGTCCCAGAGAGATTTTACCAAGAGATATACGTTGGTCTAAAGAACAATTATTAAATGGAGAATCTGGATTCCAAATTATTCCCAGACAACTTGGCGATGATACAGTCTGGGATATTTATGATGGCCCAAAATTAGCGTCTGGTGAGAATGTTATAGCAGATACATTAGCTTCTGAAGATGATGCCGTATATACACTATGGTCTATGCTAGATAGTATGCATAAAGACACAATACATAATAATGCTCCCCTTCCCCCTAATCTTATATTTGATAAAGGGTGGCATATGCCTATCTTAAGAGAAGGTTTTGTTCATGGAGCTATGTCTGGCAAGTCCTATATCACAATAGATAGTGCTGGCGGTGTGATGCAAAGCTATGGGGATGCTGCCCTTAAATATTCTGGCACTAGATACGGCGAAGCCGTCGGAGAATTTAGAGCACAGATACTACCAACACGAATACAGAACTCGATAAAAGCTGTTAGAAGGGCTGTAGACGAGGGAGTAAATTCATGGAAAAAGAGCCCTAAAGAACCAACTATAGACGGCATGCCTATAAGAGAAATCCCTGAAGATTTTAGAGCTGGAGTTGAAGCTGACCCCCAACTGGAATCTATGGGAATGAGGTTGGAACGCCAAACTCCTATAGAAGAAGTTCGTATTGATGATGTGCGTACCGAAGTGGCACTAGAAGCTGAAACTGAAAGGGTAGCCGGACTTGCAAATGAGATGGAAAGACGAGGGGTAAAGATGACCCCTGATATTCGAGGAGAAATTGATGCATCACAAGATGCATTAGGGCAAGCTGGCAAAAGGGTAAATTCTTTATTATACGATGCTATTGCTAAAAGACATGGCGGTAAATCTATAACTAAGTTCGACACTATTTTAGATGATAGTAATACTAGAGAGATGGGATTCGCACTCGATGAACTTCTTGTAGATGATCCTCCTATGGGATCAACAAGAGCTAACCAGCTAATAGAGGATATTGAAAATGAGGCTCAAGGCATATTAGATTCTGGGAAACCTAAAAATACAGGAACACTTATTAAAGGGGCCCAGAAGATTGTCGGAGATATTTTAAGGATGTCTGGACATTCTAGTCTAAAAAATGAACATGCAAAAATACTTATAGGAGCAAAATGGAAACCTACTGGTGTTATGGAAGTTACCCCAGAAGAGCTTATAAATCCTTTTGGGTTTACTGATGAACAACTACAAATTATTGGTCTTAATAAACCTCCCACAAATGCCTATTTTGATTTAAGAGGTGAGGGTCCAATTCACGAAAGAATTGAAAAGCTTTCTTGGATGTTGGGCTATGGTGATGAGCCCGGTGATATATATGAAAGCTTTGGATATAGATTAGGTTCTTATGTTTTCAGCGATCAAGAAGCTGACACACAGGCAGCAAAATTTCTTCAGAGAGCCATTGATAATCTTGATGATATTCCTTACAAGTTAGATGTTGAAGATAACGATATGGGTCGAGCATTACTTAATGTATTTGATAATGTTACAGCTCAATCTGTAATAGATAAACTTGATGAGGGTTTTACTACAGCCGATGATGCCAGATCAGGTCTTCTAAATGATGCTATATCTGCTTTAGATCAAGAAACTATTTCTGAATTATCAGAGGATGCGACATCTATTGGCCTTATAAGAACAGAATTAGAGACTGGACGTTACGCACATTTAGGATTAGTTCCTCCTAAAGTATTAAACAATTATGAAAGTGGACCATCTAGACCTATTCAACTTATGATGGAAAATGGTGATATAGAGATACGTCAAGGATTTAGCCATTCTGTTAAAAACCATCTTGAATTAGCAGGATTGGCTACGCATAATGTCCGATACAGTTCAAGTCAAGAAGATATTTTAGAAACAATTCTAGATGCTGCATTAGATGTTGCCCTTGAGAGTGGAACTATATCCAGTAAAAGCGACTTAATAGATCATCTTGGTATGAATCCACTGGCAAAATTATCTTTTGGAGAGACAGATAAGGGTAGATGGATACATTCTATTGATCTTAATAAAAGTATTGTTGACGATCAGGGTAATTACATTCCAGAACTAGGTTTAAAAGGTAAACCAAATAGTAAATTCCCCCATGCTCCTACTACATTAGGAGAAGCTATCCGTGTTGGATATATGAGACTGTACCAAACTACAGACGAACTACCAATAGGCGGTAGGATATTAGGATTTACAGATATATTTAGTGATGGTACTTACCTTGTAAGCCTTACTAAGTCTGCTGACTTTAGAACTGCCATACATGAGTACGGTCATGTACTAAGAAGAAACTTAACTAACGAGCAATTAAAAGTTGCTGGTGAGTTTTCAATGGGGCCAGAGGTATTTAACGCTTTAGATAATAAAAATATCTGGACTAGAGAAGGGGAAGAGGCATTTGCTGATGCCTTTGAACTCTATGTTACTACTGGATATGCCAAGACTAGAGAACTTAAAAATGTATTTGAAGTATTTAAAGATTGGCTTATTAAAACATACAGGTCTATTAGAGGTACAGAACTTGAAGAGAACCTAAGTCCTGAGTTAAAGGCAATGTTCGATGATCTGGCTCGACCTGTAACTCCATCTAATAGAAAGATTAAGAATAATGTTCTTGAACATGAAGAAGCTACAGCCAATGCTTTCTTTGGTAATAAGAATAAGACTGTCAGGATTCCAGAAGATCCTGATAGGTTATATAGAAAGGATCATACTACTGTTGATAGGTTAGCCCTTGAGCCCGATGAAGTTATTAGGAAAAGAGTAAGAGCAGTTAGGTCGGTAGGGAAGCTATTAGAAAAACATAATCTTACAAAGGTTCAATTGTTAAAGGCAGGATATGTAACTAAAACACGCATCACTGGTAGCACTGGAAGAGTGAGGACCGAATATCGTATTCATAAAAAAGATGTTGAATCTTATCTAAGACATGAAGATAGACCTAAACCAAGTATAGAAGCCACAGATCCTGCTATCATTAATCTGCCTAGCCATGATGCAAAACTTAGCTGGCATCAGAAGAGAGCTGTTGATTCTTTAGATCCTCCCAAGCCACAAGTTATTGATTCTAAAGCATACAGAGAAGCAGGAAAACCTACCTTCCTTGGTAATTACATATTAAAATACTTAGCTAAACATCCAAAGTCTTCTGTAGATAATATATATGGAGCTATAGTAAAAGAGTCTCAATCAAAATCTTCAACTGCTTGGAAAAAACTTTCAAGGAAAGCTGAATTTTATAATAGGGGTCAAAGTAAGTTTGTTCATCCTTCAGACAGGCGACCTCAAGGGATTCCTAATAAAGCCAGAATAGAAAGAGAACTTACTAGAGTAACAGGGACACGAACTCCCGGTTATGTAAAGGGTCCGAAATTTCTTTATGACCCTATTGGTCCTTATGTAGAAGTTGATGAAGATGGATTGTGGTCAGTTATGCCACAGGACCGACTGTATAAGATTGTCGATGACGAAGGGACACCGCCTAAAGGAATAGATGAAGCAGGGCAAGTTACTCCTCCCATTGAATCTTTATCTTCGTTACAGAATATAGAGAATGTTATTAGTGCTAACTTTATTGTTAATAACTATCGGAGATTAGCTCAGACTCCGGGCCTTAAACATATTATTAGTAGATTAAATCCTGCCAGTGCAGCAAATGATCCACTATCTAAATCATTAATTGCACATGCCATGCTTAAAGAAGAGGGTAAACAGAAAGCAGAAATTGCTTTCACAAGATTATCTAGGCTGGGTTCTCAACGTAAAGTCTTTGGCGAACTAGACGATACAGGAAGAATTGCAGAAGGTCCACTTAGAGGTAAGAACGTAAATGATATACGTTCTAACTATTCAGAATATGAATCTTCTTTAAGTGAAGCTCAGAAAGAATGGGTTCAAATTGCTAATGCTATTGAAGATGCAAAACTGGCAATGTTTAGAGCAGAAGGTATAGACATTAATGAACTCGCTGTAACAGAAGGTGGACATTACGCTGGTCGTAGATTAATGGGTCGTGTATTTGTTGATGGTGAGTATGTAGATATCGGAGTTGTAGCCGGGCCGGGCAGACCCGGAACAAGATCTGCTCAAGAAAAGGAAAGATATTTTGAGACTGCCGAAGAAGCTATAGAAGCTGGATATAGATATCTTGATGATGATGAAGCACTATTAATGAACCTACAGGCTGCCTATAGAAGAGTAGCTGACAAGAGAGCAGTTGACCATATTGTTAACAATGTAGTTTCTACCAGAACAACTGGTGCTCCTGAAGAATTAATACAAAGCAGAGGATTGGCTGGTAAACGATTAGCTGCTGCAAAAACACTAATAGAAGAAATACAGAGAGCTAAACGTGGTGGCCAAATAACAGCACAGGCTCGCAAGTCTATTGAGAATATGCTACCTGAGATAGAGGGTATGCTTGGTGATACTGCTGCAATATCACTAGAGCAACTTATAAAAGCTGGACGTATTGCAGAAGACCAACCTAGTACATTTGTACCGCAGAAAGGAATGATTAAGGCTCTCTTCCGAAGAGTTCAAGAATTAGAGCAGCAAATTGATGATATAACAGAAGCTGGCATGCAAGTACCTTCAGAGTTATATCAGAGATTAAATAAAATGAGAGGAGATCTAGGATTTCAAAAGCATATGGTTGCCGAAGCCTATGCAAACTATAAAGCCTATGGAACCTTTGAGTACACATGGAGTAAATCAGCTACCAGTATTCTTGTAGCTGATAGGGTTGGAGCATTAGATGAAATACTAGAACTTGTTAGAGGCAAGCCTGTTATAGGAACTACTTCAGGTGGAAAGCAAACTACTTATTATCGTGGAGGTCTTGTCGATTCATTAAAAGCTGAGAAGGCAGAAATAGATCTTGAGATTTCAAATCTTAGACTAGAACAACCAAAATTATTTGAAGGTAGCTTGGGTCAACAGGTTCCTGCCTTTGCCGGTAAATTCTTTACTAAGGATCAGCCTTTAAGTTTAAGAAAACCTGACGGATCTAAGATGCGTGGCATAGATGTTCAGAGAGCTATTGGTCAGGCAATGGTAGACAACAGGGAGTTTAGTGAGGCTTTAAATTCTATTAATACTGCTAACTCTATGTTTAGGTTCTTCCAATTAGCTGGTGACATGTCAGCATTCGGAATACAGCTTTTGTTCTTATGGGGACAGACAGTTAGGAATCCACTATTTATGGCTAAAGCTATGAAGGGATTTGTCTCTGCATTTGTAGACCCAACATTCCATCAGAACTATATACATAACCATAGGGAGCTTTTATCAAAACATCCCGGCATGATGATATCTACTGGAGGAACAGAGTTTACTGAATTTACTAGGTTAATGGCTAATGCTGGATTTGTAAGAACTAAACCAATAAGAGTTTCAAAAGAAGTATTAGAGAGAGTACCCGGTCTTCCACAGGCAGGAAGGACATATGTAGGACTTCTAAAGAGGGCACAGTCAGGATTTGAAACAGCATTAGATGTAGCTGGTATCGAAATGGCAAAGGCATTTGAAGGGCGATATTCTCATCATGCAGACGTACAGCAGATAGATGACTTTATTAATGAGTTTAGAGGGCTTGCTAATCCAGCTAGGCTGGGTGTTTCTACAAAACAAAGACAATTAGAAACTCTAGCTTTGCTCGCTCCAAGATATAACAGGGCTATAGCAGCAATGTTAGGAGATGTCTTTAGTGGAAATATAAGAGGGAATGAAGCCAGAAAGACACTGGCTGCTGGTATAGGAAGTATTATGGCAATGGCTGTTGCTATATCTTTTGCGAAAGGAGAAGATCCAGAAGAGGTAGCAGAACACTTTAATCCCACTAGCCCTATGTTTATGACTTGGAATGTAGGTGGAACTAATATTGGAGTTGGATCTAAAGTAAGATCTCTCATCAAGCTTGGAGGAGGAATCTATGCTACTGGATCAGGAGATGATCCTATAGATCTATTTACTCTTAGCATGGACAATCCCGGTATACGATTCGTAAGAGGTAACGCATCTCCAGTTGTAGGATCTGCGATTGATATCCTTTCAGGAAGAACTTATATGGGAGACCCTGTATACGGTGGATCTCCTTGGGATATAAAGGGCCACATAATAAACTTTACTAAAGAAGAAATAGCTCCAAAGACGATGCCTATATGGGCACAGGCCGTAGTTCTTGAAGGTGGTAACCCTCAACAGAGAGCTATAAAGGGACTTGTTGAATTCGTTGGGGGCAGAGCATATCCACAAGGATCATTCCAAATGCTACGGGGATACGCACAGGAACATGTAGGTATTGATTATGAAGACATGGAACCATTTGAGAGAAGAATATTAAGAGAATACCTCTCAGACGAGCTAGACCCTATGCTTCTTGAGAAAGTAAAGCAAGGAGATAAAGATGCCCAATACTGGTTAGCAATAAAGCAATTAGACGAAGAAAGATTCTCGAGGGAAGAAGCACTGTTAAAACAGTTTATGAATCCTAGAAAGTATCCTAGATTTTTAGTGCGTGGGGCACAAGTACTTAGGCAAGAATTTAGTGATCTTCAAGAACAGCATGCTACTCAGAAAGCATCATTAAATAAACAGTTTGGTATGTACCAAGACGATCAAACTTTTGATAAGAACGACCCTAAGAAATTTATATTATCGGAATGGTATAACTTATATGATAAAGCAACTGATCCAGATTCTGGTGCTTTTGATTATGAAAGACTACAAGCATTACAACGTAATTTCTATAAGAAGACTCTTCCGAATGGAGATTCTTATAATCAATATAAAGACTTTATTATTAGAAATACATCTAATACTCGACACCCTAAAGGATACGAGACTGTTATGTCCAGAAATACTGTCGAAAGATGGCAGCGTGCAGAAGAAGCAAGAGTTGACTTCTTAAGAAACAGAGGTAAGTGGTCCAATATATTGGACAGCCAGTAAGGAAATATATAATATATGTTAGTATTGAGTTTAAATTCAAATACATGGAGACCTTATGACAACCAATTCTGATATACCAGTAGAGCCAGAAGAGCAACAAGCAGAAGGTGCTATTGGTAGTACATATACAGAATATGGACCGACAGATACGGAGGCAGAGCCAGTTTCAGATGTGGCTTCCGACTTTCCTCCGGCTCCAACCACACCTGAGACTACTCTGTCTCCCCCAACTGATGATCCCGTTACCCCTGTTCCCAACGCCGACCCAACTCTTCAACAACAACAAGATGAAGTTGCTCGCCAAAGAAGAGAATATGAGGCGATCCAAGAACGTGACAAGATTATTTCCAATCTTGAACAAGAAGCTCTTCAAATGGAGCAGAAACTTTTACGAGAGGGGTATTCCGATAGTGAAGCAAAACAGCAAACTATGGGTCATCTTGAGGGGCGAGTCAACCAGATACAACAACAAAGAAATGCTCAACAGCAAGTAGACGTAGAAAGAGGAAAGCGAAATGCTTCAATACATTTCGCTAAGAAATATAATTTAGGTCTTGAAACTCTTGGTAGTTTAGAACAAGCCAGAAATCCTAAAGAAATGGAAGACATGGCTAAAACTATATCTACTATGGAGTCGCAGAGAAAAGAGATAGCAGAATTAAAGTCACGATTAGCTCCACAGCAATCGTTTGACACTAATACTCCTAGCCCTGCTGCTGCGACAAACGATGATAGATTGCTAGACGCATATCTAGCAGGGGATAGATCTGATGCAGCAACTGCTGCAGCAGCAAAGTTACTAGGAATATAGGGGGGCGTAATGGCTCAAACTGCAACAACAGGAAACCTTGAGAAAGCACAGAAGACTATTATTGCCACTGCTAGATATACAGAGGAGCACAATGCTCCAGCTATGGCACTGATAGAGTCCATGAATCTGCCAAAGGGATCGTCAACAGTGACAGTTCCTAAAGTTGGTCAGATGTCTATGAGTGATCTTGTCGATGGACAAGACATCATAGATGAAGAAGAGATTGGGATGACTACTGTAGATCTCACAGCTAGTGAGGTTGGAGCTAAAATTATTCTTACGGATAAGCTAGTAAGACAGATGGCTCAGAATGTCTTCTCTATCATAGGGCGACAGCTCGGTGATGGAATGGCCCGAAAGAAAGATACAGATGTACATGCTCTGTATTCTGGATTGAATGGAGGAACAACTCTTGGAGCTGCTGGTGGAGCAGTAACGCTGGCTAAGATTGCTGGTGCGATTGCCTACACTAAAGCTAATAAGTTTGGTTCTCAGGTATATATCCTTCAGCACCCTAATGCTGTATATCAGATAGCTGCTACTGCTGTAACAGCATCTACTACATATCCAGTTCCTGCTGGATGGTCTTCTGATTTGCTTGGCAACTTCTTTAGTGGGCTCCGACCACTTAATGGAGTACCAATCTTTGAAGACGGAAACCTTTCAATAGATAGTAGTGATGATGCTATTGGTGTCATAGCTGCTAAAGACGCATTGGTAGTTCTTAACTCAGTAGATACTAGAACAGAGAGGCAGAGAGATGTTTCTCTTAGGGCTACTGAAGTGGTGATGACCGCCGATTACGGGGTTTTTGAGCTAGACGATAGTCGAGGAGCACCTCTTACTTATGATGCTTCTGCTCCTGCGACAAGTTAAGGTATAAAATATGGTTAGCTTTAGGGATAGAAAAAGCATGAGAGAAGAGCTGACTGGAATTGGCTATTCTTGGGAGTATCTGGATACATGGCAGCCAAAGACAGTCTTATACAGACATGCTGATGGCTTAAATGCAGAAGGAGAAGTTGTTCATCCTTATGGCACAGAAGTTCGGGGGGTTCCGGGAAACCCAGATTATGTAATTAAAAAATCAAAGATAGGATTCTTTCCGTATCCCCCTAATGAACATTGTAATTGTATATGGTGTGTAGAAAGAAAAGGTAAAGAAGAAGCTGTAACGATTGACCGTGGCTCTTCTTCCTCTAAAAAATAACGGTTGATCGCAGGGGTAAGCCCTGTAATAAGTAACCTTTAAGGAGGTTAGATATGTCTTTTCCGCAAACAGTTAATTTGTCTTATGGAATGGAAAAAGTAGAAACTTCTGGACAAAAGCAGAAGTTAGGAACAAGAGCAACTACCCCAGACGGCAGAGTGTTCTATTATGCAAGGGATGACGGAACGGCACTTGCCACAGCCGGAAAGATTGTTGACGGTACTGTTGTAGTTGCTGCACACGATATGGATGTTGCTGCTACTGCTGCTCATAGTGTTGGTGACACAACAATTAGCATAGAAGTACCAACTACTGACTTAACCAAAGACCAATATGCAGATGGATACTTGATATTCAATGATGGGCCGGGCGAAGGTGAAGTCTATAGAATCAAGTCGCATCCTGCTCACGATGCATCTGCCGATAACACGGTCATCATCACGCTTGATGAAGAAGATGGAATAAGAACTGCATTGACCACTTCTTCTTTATGTGGATTAAGGCAAAACCTTTATGCAGGAGTAAAACTCATTGATGGCGATGGCACTCAGTCAACGGGGCCACTTGGCGTTACGCCTATTCCAGTAACTGCTTCTTACTACTTCTGGCTTCAAACATATGGCATTGCTGCTGTTGAGGTAAGCGGAACTACAGCTATGACCTTAGGTAATGCTATTGAGGTCAGCGAAGTGTCAGGACAGAGCGGTATGGCCACTTTGCATGATTCTTCAGGTGCTACTGACTTGGAACCAATTGGTGTTGCAATAAGTATTGCTGCGGTTTCTACTGACTATCAGCAAGTAATGTTAAAAATACGATCGTAATTAGTGAACGAACTCTGGACTCCTCAAGGATCTAACTTAGTCTCTTCTTATACAGGAGGGAATAATGCTGAGACAGGGGAGTCCATAGTTATACATACCTTTCACTTCCACGATAAGGAAAGTGGTAGGCGTTCCGTTGTAAAGGTTCCTGCCGACTCCACTGTGTCGCAATCTCATATAGAAGATATGGCAGCACAGGCATTTGAAAACTGGTTGCTTGAGATTAAACTCAAAGGTAAAATAAGAAAGCCAACACCAGAACAGAGGAAGGAAGTCGGTAAAGCAATTAGAGAATTTAGAGAGTACGCTGCTAAACGCAGAGAGAGTACTAATAAAAAGATCTATTACAAAGGAGCCAATACATGAGTGAGCCTATTCAGCCTACAACTGAAGATATTAATGCAGTTCTTAATCAGAACCCTACTGCCCAGATGCAATTACAGATTCAGATGCTATCTAGAGTTTTAAAAGAAAGAGATGATGAAATAGAATCTCTTAAAGAGCAGTTGTCGGCTACAAACGGTACAGGCTCTATAGAGAAATTAGAAAAAGTGAAATAATGGAGGAGTACTGTGGTTATCCAGAAGCGAACTCGTCAGGAGATACGACAGTCCGTAGGATATAACCTTGGTGCTTTACATATAGGTACTGCTACCGCTACTCCCGGATCTTCTGGCACTACTACCCTAACTGACACTGTTCTGTATGGTGGTAATGACGTATACAACGGAAGATATATCTGGTTCTATAACGATGTCTCCCAGTCTACTAATAGAGAAGTAGAACGGCGTGTCTCTGATTACGTTACAGGAGGTACGGTAACTGTTCAGGCTTTCCCTGCCACAACTACTGTCAATGATAAGTATGAGATGTGGGATAACTATTCACCCACTCAGATTAATGAATTTATTAATCAGGCTATAGTGGATGTTACTGGTCAGGTATACGACCCTCTAGAGAGTCAAGACATACATATGAATGGGCACATTGGTAGGTTCAACACGCCTACCAACTTTGCCATGATTAATAAAGTTCAATACAGAAGTAAGTTTACTTGGACTTCAATTCATCAATGTAATGCGGTATTTGATTCCAGTGTGGACTCAGACTTTGATGTATCTGTAGATAGTGAGGATAAGGTACAGGGTTCAGGTAGTAATAAGTTTGTTATTGCTATAGGAGGTAGTGCCGGAGATATAGCAGGAGATACCTTTACCGCTAAAGATATTAGTAAGTACGACTACCTAGAGTTCTGGGTTAAGAGTACAGTAGCAACGTCAGCAGGAAACCTTAAGATACATCTTGATGATGCAGCTATAACTACTGTCACTATAGCTGCAGCTACGATTTTAGAATCGGTTGATGTTCCAGCTTTATCAGCAGACACTTGGACTCATTGTCGAGTAGCTTTATCTAACCCGGAATCTAATACAGCTATCACTGCTGTTGCTCTTGAATACGATTCAGATCTAGGGGCATGCACAGTAAGACTTGATGATATAAAGGTAGTACAAAACGATTCGGCTACTTGGACTGATGTTCCATCCCATCTATGGAGTATTGATAAGGCTTCTCAAGATATTGTATTCACTAGAGATGGAATAAGATTTGTAGGATATAACCTATTAAAGTTAAAGGGTGGGGACAAGCCAGCAGTTTTAACATCTGACTCTGCTACATGTGAAGTAGATGATGGATATGTAATTAATAAAGCTACTGCTTTAGCTTTGTCCTCTAACTCTGGTGGCCCTGCTACTGATCCAGATAACAATAGACAACAAGCAGCGTTCTACTATGGAATGTCAGAGCAGAATAAACGAGCATTCCCATTCTTAGTTGGCGTTAGGACTATATCGTAATGGTAGCAACGGTCATTGAAGAGAATGAAGTATCTATAAATGGGGTTCACTACCCTGTTACAAGACCTATACAGGCTATATTAGCTTCTTTATATCCACCTAAAGTTACTATCGGTGACACCTCAAGAGACTCACAGACAAGGGCATCTGTCATATCTTGGGCAGACTGGAGAGGTGGTCTTGGTATTGAGAGGATGGAGGGGACTGTTGATGTAGATAAAACATGGTGGTCTACAGCACAGCTTAGATATAAAAGGCATCTGGTATTACCGCCTCTGTCTAATAAGACAGGATCAAATGGAACTTTAGCTGCATCAGCTCACGCTATAGCAGGATTAACATCAGCAGTTATTGGTGAGCTTAGTGATTCCATATACGCATGTTGCGACCATAAAGTATTAAAGTACACATCCGCTACAGATGTCTGGGCAGTAGTGGCTACTCTTGGTGCTAATGCAACAGATACCTTAACGGTTAATCTTGGAGGGACTGTATATATTATCTTTGCTCATACTACTGGATATACATACAGTACTGACGGAGCATCGTGGACGGCTGACACTACGCATACTGCAAAGTATATGACATGGTGGGACAATAAACTGTACTGGATTAATAATGCTGGTCAGTTATATAACGCTACTTCTCCAAGTGGGTCTCCTACTACAGATGCACTGCTCCCACTTCCTGCCGGATATGTAACAGATCTCTTTATTGCCAGAGATTCTTCTGGCAATCCAATCATCTATGCCTCTACAAAGGTAGGATTGTTTGCTCATGATGCTACTAATACGAAATGGGTAGAGACTGAAGTAGACTTTCCATTCCATCCATATAATGGAATAGGAACAAGAAGATGGAGAGACTCGGTATATTTTCCTGCTGGTCTGGGTATATATAAATATATTAATGGATCTAACAATGCTGTTATTACTACAGTAGGACCAGACAAGGATGATGGGCTACCCTCAGAGGCTAGAGGAACTATTAAACGCCTAGATGCATCTCACAATGAGCTTCTAGCTATGGTAGATGCTACTACTGCTCCAGTTGTTGCCTCTACTGCTATAACTGGTAACTTCCAATGGAGTGCCGTGCAACACGGACACGGTTCTCCTGTTATGCCAAATGATACAGGCAAGAGTGGTATATACGGATATAACGAAGTCGGATGGCAGACTAAATGGTATGCTCCTGATGCTGGTAAACCAATATTAGATACTCATGTTAGTAATGCACATGGCGATTACAGATTATGGTGGGTATTTGATAATGATGTATACAATATGAAGATAGCTTCAGACATTATTAATCCATCTCAGCTTGCAGATTTTGAATACGCTAAGACAGCAGATCATTACACTCCTTGGTTCGATGCCGGACAGGTTGAAGTTGATAAGCTGGCATTAAGATTAAAAGTAGAAGCAAGCGATCTAAGCTCTAATGAAAAGCTAGTTGTTCAATATGAATTAGATCACGCAGAAAATTCTCTGTCTATTCAGACAGGTGATACCGATGTAACTTCCACTACTATGGGGGCTGTGAAGGGCGTACAGACGTTTAACTTTGGAGATAGTAGCTCAGTATTAAATGGTAAAGTTTTCAGGGCTATTCGATTTAAGGTATCACTTAGTAGAGAAGACTCTGATACTGATGCAGCTAAGAAGTTATCTCCTGATCTTATATCTCTTACCTTTGAGTATAGAAAGAAACTGGAATCTAAGTGGGGCCACTCAGTAACAGTAGACTTCTCTAAAGAATATAAAGGTAAGACCCCTCAAGAGCTACGGAATAATCTTATATCTGCTATAGAAAGTAGACAGCTAGTTGAATTTACATTTAGAGATGATAGTGGTGGTGACCGTAATTACTATGTAGATATAGCATCAGCTTCTGGTTTGGAATATACAGGCTATGATGAAAGAGGTCATTCGCAAATCACATTGGTTGAGCCATGACAACTCAGCAAATCCCAGAGATGCCATCAACTTGGGAGGGCTCCGGTCCTGAATGGATTACATATGTGGTATTACAACAGCTTGGTAAAATTCCTGATGAGGATTTTACCTATCAGAGTCCTCTTATGGGAGGCAGATTAGATAAAGGTGGATCAGTTGTAGACTTTATGTTTAAAGATCCTCCTGATCTGGCTATAAATGTACAGGGAAATTACTATCACTATGGCATGGGAACGGAGACAGCGACTAGGGATATATTGGCTCGTGTACAATTAGCATCTATAGGAGTTATATTAATATTTATAGATGAAGATCGCTTAGAAGATAATCCCTTTTATTATATTCGGGAAGCATTGAGATATAGAGATCACTCCAGATTAGGAGGTAGAGGACTGTAATGGCATATGACGATATAGTACTTAAAGGATATGTATATGACGATGCCGGGAATGGGATTAGTGGAGCTACAGTAAAAGTTTATCAAGGTGATTCAGCCGAGACTTCTACACATGGCTCTTCATTAGATGATACAACTACTAGTACTGATGGTATGTGGACTATTACCTCTTCCAACAGTGCTACTACTGCGAATAATAGACTGGATGTAGAAGTAACATCCTCTGGTGGTGGTTCTAAAAGACGTATCAAATATAGGGACTCTATACAAGTAGAGAACATAGATACTGAAAAGATAATACTAAGGGCAATAGACGCTGGCAATGCAGATATGCATTTCTTTGCAGATGAGGCTGATGACGCAGGAGATTACTGGCGAATAAGAGTTACCCCTAGTGATACATTTCTTATTGGTTCAGATAAGGCAGTAGAAGGCACCATCATTGACTACGTTACTATCACTAACGGTGCTAATGCAGCAGCATCAGTTGTTGCATTGGGTGGTAGCCTTACAGTAGGCGGTGATCTTACAGTATCTGGCGATGACATCACCATGAATACCAATACTGATACAGCAATACTTGTAGCTGACGGCACTAACTATAATCCTGTAGTTCCCAGTGGGGTCATAGACCTTGCTAACGATGGGGCGTTTACATTAGACAATACAGTTATATCGAGCCAGACAGAGATTACATCGGGAGTAGTTGTTGCTGATGAGTTACTTTATTCTGATGGTGGTGTGATTAAGAAGATTGGACTTGATAACTTTGTCGAACTTACACCAGCTCTTGCTACTGAAGATGCTATAGCCGATGGTGATTACATTCTATTCCTTGATGGTGGTGCTACTGGCAACATGAACAAGGAAGCAGTCCATGATTTGGCTACTTTGTTTGCTGGTGCTGGTATGACAGCTACAAGTTCTGTAGTAAACGTCATAGGAGGTGACGGTATTACCGCTAACTCTAATGATGTAGCGGTAACAGCAGCCCAGACAACTATCACTTCTGTATTAAATGCAAGTTTAGTTATTGGTAGAGATGGACACAATGATATAGATTTCACTACTGATAATACTGTTAGGTTTAGAGTAGGTGATGAAGACCAACTCACACTAACTGATGGGGCTTTAACCCCATCTTCTAATGCTATTGTGGACTTGGGAACTGATGCTCTTGAGTTTAAAGATGCTTACTTTGATGGTACGTTAGAAGCTGATACCATTACGATTGGCGGTACTAATATACTTACAGGAGCAATTGTCACAACTGTAGGTACTATCACTGCTGGTACATGGGAGGGAACTGCTATAGCTTCTGCATACCTTGACGCAGATACAGCACACCTAAGTGGAACGCAAACTTTTAGTGGTGCAAAAACATTTTCTGCTGCTGCAACTCTAGCTACAGGTACTACTATAGGTAACCTTACTCTAGCTGATGGAAGTATCACTGACTCTGGTGGAGCATTAGACTTTGGTAATGAAACCCTGACAACTACAGGGGTTATTACTGCTGGTGGATTTACTATAGGTAGTGCAGCAATACTAGAAGCAGAACTGGAGATACTTGATGGTGCTACTGTTACTACTACTGAGTTAAACCTCATTGATGGTGGTACAGCTAGAGGTACTACTGCTGTTGCCAGTGGTGACGGTCTGCTAGTTAATGATGGCGGTACTATGAGGATGACTAATGTAGATACAGTATCTACATACTTCTCAAGTCACAATGTAGGTGGTGGAAATATAGTTACAACAGGAGCATTGGACTCTGGCTCCATTACTTCTAACTTTGGAACTATAGATACTGGTTCTAGTACTATCACAACAACAGGGCTTATATCTGGTGGCTCTTTAGATATAGATAATGTACTTATTAATGGCACGACCATAGGGCATACTGATGATACAGACTTAATGACTGTAGCTGATGGAGTGCTTACAATTGACGGTGACCTAACTTTTACTGGCCCTCAAGAGATTACAACTTCATCAGGTGCATTGTCTATAAATCCAACGACAAATACAATTGTCAAAAACCTTGCTGTTGTCCATGACCCCGATGCAGGTATAACAGATGCTTGGGTACATGTGACTATGGATATTGTTAATTACACTTCAGCAGCAACAGCATTAACCATTACTCCTTCTACTTCATCAGGTTCATGGACGATGGGTTTGGTAGAGGTATGGGTTATGGGGCATCATTCTGGTCATGATGAGGGCTATACACTTAACCGCTGGAAATTTGAGATTAATGATGGCAATCCAACAGTTACCCAGATTGGAAGTGATGAAACAGGGGGAAATTCTCCACCTGTTCTTGATGTGGCTGACTCCTCAAACGATATTATTGTAACAGTAGCAAAAAACGCACATCCGAATGCTACTAGACTTGATGGAACCCTGTATGCAAGACTTTTTCTCCCCAATGGTGCAGGAAGTGGACTCACATACACAATTACTAAGACATAGTACAGGAGTGTAAGATGGCGATTACCAAGACAGACGCAGAACTGGAAGCCCTCACAGTAGAGGTCGCTTCAGATGGCACTGTAAATGTTATTGCACGATGTAATTATGCATTGTTAGATGACAGTACAGACCCTGATACAATTATTACTCGTACTAGGACAGGTCAGTTTACTGTATCTAATGCAACATCATCAGAAAAAACAGCAATACAAAGTCTTATATCAAAAGCCAAGATTATTGCAGTCGCATGACAGTAGCCATATAAGGTGAGTATCTATGTTCAAGAAGATATGGAAGAAACCTAACATACCTAGAATCTCTATACCGAAACCGCACATACCCAGACTGCATATACATCTGGGTATTCCTGATGTATTAAAAAGATGGTGGGCTACGCTAAAAGCTGTGCCTATGAATATTGTTAGGTCACCTATCGGAGCATATAGACAGTTAACTAAATGGAGAGACTGGATATTCGCAAAGATTGAATATCTAAATTCAGAATCAGAGAAATGGAAACGAGCGTTTAATATCGTAAAGTCTCCATACAGTTTCTTGAGAATGATGGGCTTCAGCCCACAGATGGCTATTGGATTACTGGCTTTAGGTTCAACCGCCGGGACAGGGGCTATAGTCAACGAAACTTTGCTCGCAGAAAGGTCATTTTCACGAGGCGATTCTGGCGTATACGCAGCTCCACATGATGTGCCAACTACATATGAAGAAGGAGATAACACTCTCCGTATTGTACTTGGATCTACTCCAGTACGAGAGATTACGATAGAGAACGTGAGTGTTGGTACTGTGTTCACGGGGTCTGCTCTCCCTGCTAATGAAACTACGGCTGTTCTCATTGGTGGAGTTGACGTAGACTCAGGAACAGATACCGTACTAGAGATAGGGGAACTCATAATAGAAAAGAGTAGATGCAAGAGTATGGACTTTACATCTATTAATGCCCATACGATTAAGGTCATAGGCAATGCCAGCGATGGTCAAAGTATTAATGTCACACCCGGAACTGCAAGGATGAGAGCTATAGGTGGTGGCCATCATCAAGCAGAAGCTATGGTTACGTCTGGCGGTACATATGACCGTATACACATAGATGCTCCTACCAGTGCTGTTAACGGAAAGATAGGAACACTAAGATTAAGTAATCTATTTACCAAAGGTGGAGCCTGTACATTTACAAGGATGGAAGTAGGTACATTAATCATACAGTTAAATGAAGTAGGCAATGACGGAAACTTCAGTACTAAAGAATTCTCTATTGCAGCTAGTGTAACTGGTGCAAATTGGACTGTCACAGACAATGTAGAATTAGCAATGACGGAGCCAACGACCCAATAGCCGGAGGATATATATATATGTTTTATATATTTAAAGTTATATATAAGTACAGGCATATAATGCCTGAACTTATAGAATTTATAGAGTTATGTACTAGTGTCAAATCAACTAATGGTGGACTCACAAAGCGTGAGTCCTCCAAGTTAATGAAACAATACTGGGTATTGGTAAAGAAACTATCGGCTTGAGTTTAAACTCAAACAACTAGATAGATCTAAACAAGAGGTTCCTTGAGAATATCAAGGAACTCTTGACATTTATTTTCCCCGATGATAAACTGGATGTCCGAGTTCACCCCACGGAGAACGATATGAGAACAGAATTGAAATGGACAATAGTTGAATGGTTAGAGAAAGAAGAACGCAGTCAGGCATACTTGGCAAGGAAAGCAAACATGTCTGAAGAACACCTAAGTAGAATTATGAATGGGCACTGTGAGCCAAAGGAATCAACAGAGGAGAAAATTATGTCAGTAATAAAATAAAAGGGACTAGCAATCGCCACAATTACTAGCCCCTCGAACAAAGCACCATCTATCAGGGAGACAACCTAATAGCAACGGCTATTTATTTATAGCATACCCAGATATTGTGGTCAAATAAATAAGTGGATCAATATATATGACAAAAAAGAAACCATGCGATCAATTAGCAGAACCAAAGAATCATCATTGGATAATAGAAAGACCCAATGGTAAGACAAGTCAAGGACAGTGTAAGAACTGTGGATATACAGGAGATGAGCTAGGCAGGACATTTACTAACACAGCAGAAGTTTATAACAACAGAAGAGTTAACGGCAAAGTACAAAAAATTAAAGAGATAACCATAAAGGGAAAGAAAACGCCATGGCGACTACGGAACTGGTAAGAACAACAGACTACACAATAGACGATGTACGATCATTATTGCAGAGCAAGGGTGGAGTACAGCCATCAGACCTAGAACTACAGGTCTTCGTAAAGACATGTCAGACAGTAGGGGCTAACCCACTACTGAATGATATGCATTTAATTAAATACTCTAACAATAGCCCTGCCTCATATGTCACAGGTAAGGACTTTTACACCAAGAAAGCAAGGGCCAATGGTGCCAGTTGGATAGGTGGAGTTATAGTACTCAGAACAATAGACGGACAGAGGTCTGTCGTGAAAGAGTCGGGATCATTTGCATTACCTGACGATCAACTGGTAGGTGGATGGGCTAGTGTCAGTACACCAGACGGACCATTTGAGTCCAGTGTATCAATGGAAGAATACTCGAGTAATCAATCTACATGGAAGAAGATGCCAGCCACCATGATAAGAAAGGTAGCATTGGTACATGCTCTCAGAGAGGCATACCCTGATGTATTCTCAGGACTATATGACTACTCAGAAATGCAACAGAAGTTTGATGAGCAGGGTATAGATTTAGGCACAATGGTAGAAGATGAGAAGACTACCATCATAGACAGTACACCTAAACACTCAAGCCCTATCGTCAACCATGCACAAGACATGGGTGCAACCATAGTCAGCGAGACTGTCATGGCACAGGAACCAACACCTCAACCACAAATAGTACAAATCCCAGCACCAATAGTGCCAGAGAAACAGGACTCAATTATCTGTCCGCTGCACGGAAAGTCTATGAACCTAAGAAGCGGTAACTTTGGAGACTACTACTCCCATCCAGAAGAGGGCTACAAGAAGGGGTGGTGTAACTGCACAGAGGCAAGGCCGTCTGGAGAATTTACAGTCGCATGGCTCAATGTAATTAGTGAAGCCCATGGTAGTGAACTCGCAACACAGGTGGAATCAATAGGGAAGGACCAAGATGTGGCATGGTGGATCAACATAGTCAATAACGGTTTGAGCGTAAACTCAAATTGTATACAGTGTGGATCGCAGGGCGATGTCGTAGTTAATGGACAGTACTACTGCGTAGCGGATGCACCAGATGACTAAGAATAGATATCAAGCAGTTATCGAATCAATAAACCACAGTCATCGTGGTCGTAATAACAAACGGCGTGGCAAAGAGTATGAACGCCGAGTAGCTAGAGCATTAGGTGGGGTCAGGAACATAGACAGTGCCCGGCCTCACACTGATGTGGAAACAGACGATGCAGTATACGAAATCAAAAGCACCCAGTCCTCTACTCCTGCTTGGTTAGACAAAGCCACTAGTCAGCTAAGTAAGGCCTCAATAGAGTCCAAGAAGGACAAGGGTGGTGTGATTAAGGTATACACCAAAGGCAAAGCACGAGCATTCTTAATACAGGAGATAGAGATTTAATGAAGTATTGGCATTGGGATAAAAACAACAATGGATCTAGCTTGTCGGTAGATCAAGTAGCAAGAGGCAGAGGGCATGGGTATAAGGTCACAAGCGATGTACCTGAGTTCCTCTCTCTTGGAGAGATCGAAGGCAAGTCACTACCATCTGTCACCACTATCATCAATAGTGCAGACGGTAGTAAGACAGAGGGAATCAGGCGGTGGTCTATTAACCAGACACTTGATTACATATCAAATAACTTAACAGTGGATGATGTACTTGATAAAGCTAAAGGATACTCAGAAGAAAAGTTTAAAGAGTCTGGCAAGAAAGGCACTCGTATACATAGAACAATGGAACTATATCTACAAGATCCATTTAATTGTGATAAATGGATAGGAGAACTAGATGCAGGGCTTGATAACATTCACAATATATTCCTAACACTAGAGAAGATTCGTAATTTTATAAAGTCAGAGGGACTGACAATAGTAGGGCAAGAACTACCAGTGTTTAATGCAGAGTACCAGTACGGTGGAAGCATAGACCTACTACTGTCTAACCAGAAGGATACGATATATGTATGTGACTTAAAGACTGGTAGTAATATCTACTTCAAAGACGGGGTACAAGTTGCTGCCTATGTAGCATGCATAATCAGTATGTTAAAGAACAGCATAACACCTTGGGAAGGCTATCAAGATACTATGCCTTGGGGTGATAGGGTAATGGATAAGTTAAAGATCGGCGGTATAGTGTTCCACTTATCAGAGGACAAGCCAGACAACAGTACTGTTAACTGGGTTCCAGAGGGAGTGATACAGGGTACATCCTTTATATCTGCATGGAACTGGTATAACTCACAGAAGCAATATAAATTCTCTAGTAAAAAGCTTAATAACCTTGAACTGCAGTGACTTTGTATGTCAGAAGTTAATGACTTGTAAATGGGATATGCCAATAGCCTCACGTTATTGTGAGGCTATTTGGTATCCACCGCCACAGGACAAGGAAGAACCATACAAGCGTAGTGAAGATACTTGGGAAAGAGTTAAGCCCAAGTTTAATGAGCAAGCACGACAGAGAAAAACATTTAGGGAGACAGAGTTTTATGGTAACCCACAACGTATTACAGAAGACAGACAATGATGGTGTTCAGTATCACATTGAATGTAGCTTAGATACTATTACATTTTTAGCAGAGAATATCAGGAAGACAGACACTGGTGTTCATGCTCACTTAGAAATACAGTTCAATACTAAACCACTGGCTTATACAGTATGTAACATAGAGAGAAATGGAGAGCGTACATCTCTATGCAATGAGGCGTATAAGTTCTTAGGTGCTACTCCAGCAGACGCTGAGTCTGTCGTACCAAAGGGCAGACTCAAGGAACAACTCAATTACTTTTGCCAGAATGTATGGAGTTCATATCTAGAGATATCAGCACCCATAATGGTAGAGGGTACAACAGACACGAGCTCAGTACTCTATGCGTTAAAGCCTCATGTACTAGAGGGTGGTGGCACTATCATGTACGGCAAGCCGGGCAGAGGTAAATCTTTTACCGCTATGATGATGGCACTAACAGTTAACTATTCAGCTAACCACTACTGGGAAACATCAGGTGGCAAAGCTATGTACGTTAACTTAGAAAGACCAGAGAGGACCATACCGCCAAGGGTGGGGGCAGTAGCTAAAGCTTTGGGTTTAAACTCAAATAGCCTGACCGTCTTCAATGGCAAGGGTGGAACTCTGGTTGATTACAAAGATGTACTCGAAGAATATATCAAGACCCAAGACATTAAGTTCCTAGTACTAGACTCTGTTAGTAGAGCAGGAATGGGAGACATGAAAGAGGATAAGGTAGCTACAGCTATCATCAATACAATGAACAAGCTAAACATATCGTGGTTAGGCATAGCACATACCCCTAAGTATGACGATAGAGTGTACTACGGTAACAGTCAGTTCGAGGCAGGGGCTGATGTCATGCTCAGACACTCATCAGAAGTGATAGATGACAAGGGTAGTATAGCTGTACTGTTAGAGGTTACTAAGTGTAATGATATGCCAAAGCCAAAGCCTATGGGCTTACACTATAGCTTCACTGAACATGGGCTTGATAGTGTTAGGTTTGCCACACCAGAAGAAACAAAGAACTTAATGAGTGCGGAAGCTAACCTATTCCAAACAATAAAAGAACTGATGGGAGAGATAGGGGCAATGTCCGCTACCACTATGGCAGATAAGTTAAACACAGACAGGTCAATGATTATTAACCAGTTAAAAATAATGATCAAGTCAGGTAGCGTAGTGGCAGTAGGGCAAGAGGACAATGAAAGAACATATGGGTTGGCTCACAAGGAGTAAAGATGGGTACACCATGTGACCTAAAGCAAAAGTTTGACACAAAAGAAGAGGCCAATTTAGAAAGAATAAGCTACATGAAAAGAGTTGTATTACTGCTATCCCCTATGGTTGTATATAAATGTGAAGAGCACAAGTGCTATCATATAGGGCATAGTAAAACAACCGATCAGCGTAGGGCATTTTGGCAAGTGATGAACTGGTGGAGAAAGCATGTATGACCACGACATAGATAGAATTGATGGAGCTATATACTCTGGTTTAGTGGGGGCTGTCCTTAAAGGGGCCCCCACTTTTTATTATCTGTGTGAGTGTGCTGTATTCTGGATGAATGTCGGTTCTGTAGAACCTGAGTACATATGGGACCGAGTTAAGAAGGGAACAGAGTATGAGTCTGTCCCCTTTAAGGTTTATACCCATGAGGCATGGGCTGACTTGGCATTGTTAATTAGAAAGAATGGTGTTAAGCAAACCCTACTTTGATCTTGTTCGCTTTCTTATAGCGATCAATCTCTTTGCGTTCAATCCTAAGACCATGATGCTTAGTACCAACTGTATAAGCTGCTATAGTACCTTCCTTTATCATCTGGTATAGAGTTGTCTTGTGTACCCCTAGTTCTAAGGCAGCTTCTGCTACCCTGTATGGTTCATTTATCATGTAGCTACCTCTTCATCTGAATTTAAACCTACTGTCATTGTGATAGTTATATTACGAAAGCCGTCTGCGTCTTTCTCTTCTTCGCATCCGATATGTTCTCCGGTTACGAAGTTAAGATCATGACCGTAGTGCTTTGATAACACCGTATGTAAATCGTCTATAAATTCTGATAGTCCAGCCATTACACTGCTCCTGTTCCATAAAAATAATCTTCTTCTTCTCTTGCACTCATCGCTGCCTCTGGTAGATGGTCATATGTATTATTAGAATCTTGGAATCCAAAGTTTGCATCAGGATATTCTTCTTGTGCTTCTTCTAGTGTCATGAACCCATCTATATATGTCTTACGTTGCTGTCCTGCTAGTAAAGATCCTTGTTCCCATGTTCCCCATCCATATACATTGAATGGCATACCGCCATACCCTGATCTGTCTGGCTCTATGGTGTAGTAATCGTTGTCACTCATTACACTGCCTCCTTCATGGCTGTAATTTCCCTTACCTGTAGTATCCAAGGCTTATAATTTTTATCTATGGCCCACTCAATATCTACTGGTCTTTTATAGTTAGCCTCTAACCTTTTAGCTTCTGCCCATATGGATTGCATTGCTATATCATTACTCCAATGCATGTCTCCAAAGATTGACTTTGATGGAAACACTTTGCGATGTAGAAAGGCATGTTGTGATTCGTTATTGCCATCTACTACTCCACCTACACCTTGTTCCCACTCTACTAACATCTGATCTGAGCCACCTACTGGCTCCTTAGAGAAGAGAACACCTGAGATCTTGGCATCTACCATAGGCATGATGATTACTGCTACGTCATTCCGGTATTTATCTTCAAAATTATGGTAGTGATGTGACACTCCCATTTTATTTAGGTATGCCTCTGACCTAGCTGTATTAGCTGAGCCTCTCACTTCTCTTACTGCTTGTTCTAATCCGGTAATAGGAACATTGAGTTTAGACTCAAATATTCCAGCATAGCTCTGGTCTTTGCCGTCTTCCATTGAAGCAGATGACCTGACTGCATACCGTCTACCGTTAGTGACTGGGACACCGTTAACATAAACATAATCGTTTCCTGCTATGCTGTACCATGCCTCTAGTACTGTTCGTTCTATCTCTGAGTCAGGGCATGTGGCTACTATTGTTACCCAGTCTGGGACCATGTTAGATGCTATGTTCCTTAACTGCCTAGCCTTGCCACCTACCTCTTCGTCACCCCAGTTATTGTTATTGTCCTTAGTAGATAGATAAGATATTTCCATTACTCTATGTCTCCTTCTGTATTTCCATATGCACAAGCTCCGCATTTCATTCCGGCCTGTACTCTAGCGTCATCTTCTTTTACCTCTCCACATTCACCACATATCATTAGCTTTGTAGACAGTGCAAATGTTATTGCTTGCATCTGTTGCTTTTGTAGTTGTGTTAGTGCAACACCTACACTTCTGCATGCTTGCTCTGTATGTACCATGATCCTAGCGATGTAAGAGTTTAGATCTTTCTCACTCTCAAATACTGGTACATGATGGTTGTGGTTCTGTAGTTCTGTTATATATGTAGGACAGCCATCGCCTTTGCGATTGCAATTTACCATAGGTATAGGTACTTGTAGTTCCAGTAGGTGTTTGACTATATCCTTTGATGGATGAGAGAAAAACTGTGGTGATGCTGTTAACAATGTGCCGTCACCATCTCTGGTTGAATTGATTATTACTTCTAGGTTTAGTTCTTTACTTGGAAACTGTTGGCTCATCTGCTCTTTCCTTTCTCACCTTTGTTAGTACGTTGTAGTATTGTTTAATTAATTGTTCTTGTGCTACTGTTTCGATTGCCCTGTTGCAGTGCTCCTTTCTTACCTTCTCTATTGCTTCATCTGCTGTGTAGTTTTGGAATACCAGTATGCCAGCTAGTAGTGTGCCAGTTCTGCCATGACCACCGACACAGGCTATGTCTAGTTTTTCCCCATGCTTTATCTGTGTCATGCACCAAGCTACTATCTCACTGAAGTCTGTTAAAGGTAGAACCCCCATGTCACTCCAGTTAATTACGATGTATGGATAATCATTCTCTTGGAATAGCTGACTGAAATTGTTGTCAGGTCTGAAGTCAGAGGTAAACATAACTCTGGCTTTCATCCAAGCATCATCTAAGTAACAGCCCATTGTTACCTCTGGTCTGTCACCTTTCTTTAGTGAGCCTGACCTAGATGATAGGTATACAGTTTCACCATTGCGTAATTGAAACTTGTCCCTGTTGTGACCACAAGGTACTATCTTTGGGTAGTATTTCTTATGGGGTTGCTTAGTTGACTGGAATCCGGGCATAGTGGTTTGCTTACCGTACCCATAGAAGTCATCTGATGTATCACCTATAAGACTATCTACTGCTTCCAGTAGTACTAGTTCTTTAGTATAGAATGTATCGAGTTGCATTTGCTTCTCGTTATATACATCTACCTTATTGCCTCGTTGCTCTATGACCTCTGCTTCCTGTCCACTTGGTAGTCTAACTATGTCACCTGATAAATATACTGTTGTCTTTCCCACTTGTAATAAACCCTTTAGGCTTTTGATTCCTCGTTGCAATATTCGCATAGACAATGCTCCTTTATAAAATCCTCTTTGAATAATTGATGTACCATTCTGTTTGTTCTGTTCCATAGTTTGCAGTAGAAACCCCATTGGTTTAGATCTAACGATGTCTTAATACCCATTGTGTTCCACCATTTGTTGAAGTAAGTACCGTTGTTATGTTGTAGTCCCCAACATGTATCTATGAATGTATGTGGTGTTATATGTCCTCTCTCGTACATGTATAGAGTGTTTGCTATGTTGCCCCAAGGTAAGCCACCATACCCACCGTTGTATCTCTTTGGTGTATTGAAACAACTAACTGCCCACTTCAGTGCTAGTGTTCCGTACCTCTGTCTGAACCAGTACCATCCTTCCCATGCTGAGTTACGACTGCCTCTTATAGTCTCATCCTTTAGTGCTATCTGTAGTGGCCTTGCTAAGTTTGTTGTATTCTTAGCATGTCTCAACTCTCCACCTACTGCCATGTCTGTGTATCTACAGAACTGATCCAGTATTATTTTTGTCTTAGCAGTTAGGTACGGTTCATACTTCTTAGGGTCTATGATTGTTCCTAGTGTTAAGAGATAGTAGTCTGCTGATTCTTTAGCTAAACTCCACTCCATACCCTTTAGTCCCCATTGGTTGTCTCCTGTCTTTATTACTTTGGCTGCCGTACTACTTGCCTTTGATGTAGGTGTATACTGGCTGAGTAATGTCTGGGTAGGACTGGCTCCTGATAGCTTCTGGTAGTAGTCAGCTTGCCATTTCCCTGTAGTTATTACCTTTGTTGTTCCAGCCCCATTAGTAAATGAAGTTTTCTCTGTGATTTTCCAAGGGTATGTTGTTTGACTACCATGATTAAGGTATGGTTTCTGAGTAAAATTGTATAGATCCCAGACGTTATACCCAGCATGTATTGTATACACCGTCATCTCTTATCCTTGTAGCTCGAAGTCTGAGTTACATGTAGTGCAGTATGCTGTTAGATTGGTATAGCATCTGACATTTGTCGGTGTTAGACATGAGCATGACCATTTCTTTTGTTTGTTTACCTTTGGTTTACTTACCTTGGGTATAGTGACAGTGATACTACTTGATTCTGGTAGCTGTTCAGTTGAGTTTAAACTCAAGTCTGGCTGATAGGTTGGGTCATACTGGAGTATCTCTCCTATGAACTGGCCCTCTCCTATTCTCCTTAGTACCTCTGAGAATACGTCAGGGTCTAGTGCTTTGGCATCTCCATTCTTATCTACCTCTACGCCCCACTGTTTCATGCTGTCTTGAAATGCTTTGTTGTGATACCACTTACCAGCCCCTTTCTGTATATCTATGTCAGCATGAGTAGCATTATGTAGTGTTGCCAGTATGAGATCTAATCCCTTGATGTCTGGATGTATGTCGAAGTGGTGCTTGAGCCCTATGCTATCTGCTTCAAAGTAATACTCACCTGACTTCTTAAGTCTGGTGTCAAATCCTACTATGATATCTGGTAGGTTGTACTTGAATAGCTGTTCATTGATGACATCGAATAGAGTGTATGCCCTGTCTGCTTTCTCTCTATGCTTCCAGTCAAGGCTAGTCCTAGCATGTTTTGATATCTGATTGTTAAGTCCTCCGGCCATTAGTTCTCCTCGTCTTTATATGTATAGATTTTGGTGATGCTTTGCTCTAGTTTATTTGTAATTACTACTAGCTCATCATATATTTTGTACAGTTCCCCTTCTGTTGCTTTGTTTATTGGTGGCTCAGATTTATACGGTGCTCTTTCAACTACTGGTTTAGTAGCTTTAAACACTGAGTACTTGATCCATTTGAATAGTGATATGATCCAGTTAGTTATCGGGTTGCTCCTCTTCTTGAATCTGTTATGACGATATGCTCTTGACCTGTAGGGTAATCCTCTTTTAGATACTTTCATTGAGCTAGACACTGGATAGTCTGTGTCTGACTTGCTCTCAGTATCATTGATCTCTGCGTTATACTTTAAGTCAGGATCATACTTAACTATTTGTTGTAGCTGTTTGATCACTAGATCTGTGGCCTTGTAGTTTCTAAGGTTGGGCCTTGAGTTGATGCCGTATTTCTGTAAGACAGCATAGATACTACTGCTAGACACTCCGCTCTTAGCTGATATAGTATTTTCCTTATCGAACTTAGTCTTTACTACTAAGCCTTGCCTTGCTAGTTTGACGATAGTTAGTTCTACTTGTGGCGTTAGCATATGTCCTCCTATCCTATGTAGTTAGCTCTAGTATCATTGCTTCTTTGATACTTTTAACTGAGATTGTTACTCGTCTTCCTGCTAATTCAGTCGCTCTTTTGGTGTTTACTACACATGGTTTGCCCATCTCTCTTGCTACTATGGCAGCGTGGCATGTAATAGATCCTCTGTCTGTAGCTATACCAGATGCTAGTCTCATAGCTGGTACGTTGTCTGGTGTAGTCATGGTTGCTACCAGTATGTCTCCCTCTGTAAAGTCTGGGTCATCTGGTAGTCTGGCTGTGCCAGTAGCTTCTCCGATGTATGCTCCAAGTCCCGAGTAATTAGTCATATGCTGTCTCCTTTATGGCGTTTGTTCTACTTGCCCTGACTGGTGGCGAGTAGCAATAGCTTACCATAACTACTCTAGAAGTCAATGTATTACCATTGACTTCGTTTGAGTATGTTCTGGTATAACTTGGGTCTGCTATGTGGTGAATGGGTCTTCCCATATGTAAGTACCGTAGGGTACTGTGTCATATGAATGTGTTCTGTAGTATGGCTTAGTGTTTGAGTTTAAACTTAACTTGTCGTTAGTATCTGCCGTACCCCATCCATGAATACTGGTGTTGTACCAGTTCACTATGTCTATTATCTTTTGCTCTGCTGTTTTCGATCCGTCTTTGTGTAAGAAATGGTAGGCATTGTTCCATTGTATTTGTTCGTTGCTATTCCCCATTGATAGTCTCCAGTAGTTCTTTTATCTCCTCTATCTGCTGTAGTATTTCTGTCATGTCTAT